GCTTTAGTTGTAGCGGATATTTTAAAAATTATAAGGAGGAACCAAACATGAAACTTGTTTCAAATCAAACAGAAAACCAACCAACAACGAACCTGCAATCAGCGGACAACGAGCATGGTGCAGTTTACGGAGCATTGACTGACCGTAAAATATCTAAAGAGACTGCTCAGAAATACGGTGTCAAGGTTGTACACGACAGTGCCGGTAATGTTATACAACATCTTTACCCTCTATTTAATCTTAACGAACAGGCGGCTCTTAAGATTCGGTATGTTAAGGATAAGAACTTTAGCTTTAGAGGAACCCCTGAAGGCACCGGCTTGTTTGGTGAACAGTTATTTAAGGGCGGCAAGTACATTACTATAACCGAAGGCGAGTGTGATGCAATGGCGGCTTTTGAATTGTTTGGCTCTAAGTATGATGTCGTTTCTATTAAACGAGGTTGTCAAGGAGCGGTCAAAGATGTTAAGGAAAGCTTAGAGTTCTTAGAACAATACGATAATATTATTATTTGTTTTGATAATGATAAGGCAGGTAAGGAAGCTTCTCAAAAAGTTGCTCAATTATTTGCCCCTAGCAAATCTAGAATTATGATTTTGCCCAATGGATTTAAAGACGCTAATGAAATGCTGAAAGAAAATAAGCACGCTCAGTTTGTAAAATCTTTCTGGGACGCTAAAACTTATACACCTTCAGGTGTTATAAATGTTTCAGACAAGAGAGCAGAATTTCATAAGAGAGAAAAGAAAGCCAGTATCCCTTATCCTTGGGAGGGTCTCAATCAAAAACTAGTAGGCTTACGTGGAGGAGAGCTTGTAACTTTAACAGGCGGTACAGGACTAGGAAAGTCTAGTGTTACTAGAGAACTAGAGCATCATCTTATTAAAAACACAACAGATAATATAGGGGTCATTGCTTTAGAAGAAGACTGGAGACGTACCATTGACGGTATACTTTCTATAGAAGCTAACAACAGACTATACATTGACCATATCCGAGAGGAGTATTCTCCGGAACAACTAGATAAATTCTTTGACATACTATATGACGGTGAGAATAAAAATAGAGTATGGATTCATGCCCACTTTGGGACGAATGATATTGAGGAAATCTTTTCTAAGATTAGGTTTATGATTATAGGTTGTGAATGTAAGTGGGTAATCTTAGACCACTTGCATATGCTAGTCAGTGCTGTCCATGACGGTGATGAGAGACGAGCCATTGATAGTATCATGTCCCGTCTTAGAAGCATTGTTGAAGAGACAGGCGTAGGTATGATATTGGTTTCTCATTTGCGTAGAGTTGAAGGTAACAAGGGACATGAGAACGGTGTCGAGGTTGGTCTATCACATTTACGCGGCTCTCAAAGTATTGCTCAGTTATCAGATTGCGTCATTGCTTTGGAGCGGAATCAACAATCCGATAGTGAGTCTGAATCTAACACCACCAAGATAAGAGTTTTAAAATCAAGGTATACCGGAGAAGTAGGTACCGCTACAAAGTTGTTATATGATAGAGAAACTGGTAGACTTAATGAAGTCATAGGCGATGAAGACACGGAAACTAATGATGACTTTTAATTATGAAACTAATATTTGATATTGAGACAGACGGACTTGACGCTACAAAGATTTGGTGTATCGTCTGTCAAGATATTGAATCTGCTAAGGTATATAAATTTCCCCCACATAAATTAAATGAGGGGTTAAGGTTTCTAGAAAAAGCCTCCTGTTTAATTGGACATAACATATTAGGATTTGATATTCCTGTTCTACAAAACTTAACAGATATTAATCTGAAAGGCATGAAGACTATTGACACGTTAATTTTATCTAGGTTATTTAATCCGGTAAGAGAAGCGGGTCATGGGTTAGATGCTTGGGGTAAGAAACTACAATATCCTAAATTAGATTTTAAAGAATTCGAGGAGTACACTCCGGAGATGTTAACTTATTGTGTTAATGATGTTAAATTAAATGGAGTAGTCTATGATTTTTTATTAAAGGAAGGAATGGAATTTGCTCCTGCGAGTATTGAGTTAGAACATTCGGTGTTTGAAATTACTAAACAACAAGAGGCTAACGGTTTTAAATTTAATCACATAGAGGCTAGTATATTTGTTGCCTCTTTACGAGAGCAGGTTACGGTGTTGGAAGAAGAAGTACATTCAACTTTTAAACCTAAGTTAGTAGATGTTAAACGCGTTGTCCCTAAGTTTAAAAAAGATGGCAAGCTATCTAAACAAGGACTTACTGCCGTTGAATATGATAAAAGAAAATCTTTAGTCGAGGTTCGTCCGTTCGTACGACAAGAATTAAAACCTTTTAACCTTAGCTCCAGACAACAGATAGGTTCTTATTTAAAAGATTTTGGATGGGAGCCTACAAAATTTACACCTACAGGTCAACCCATTGTTGATGAGGGCAGTCTTTCAAAGATTGATAACATACCGGAAGCTAAATTAATATTAAAATATTTGTTACTTCAGAAAAGAATTGTTCAAACGGAAAGTTGGATTTCTAGTTTAAAAGAAGACGGGCGAGTGCATGGTTATGTAATACCTAATGGTACTATTACCGGACGCATGACCCATAGAAATCCTAACATGGCTCAGGTTCCAAGCGTTTCATCTCCTTATGGTAGAGAGTGTAGAAGCTTTTGGAAAGTTGATGAAGGATACAAACTAGTAGGTGTTGATGCCAGCCAATTAGAGTTACGATTACTTGCACACTATATGAATGATGAGGACTATATTTATGAAATTACAAAAGGAGATATTCACACGCACAACCAAAAACTTGCTGGACTTAAATCAAGAGATGAGGCTAAGGTATTCATCTATGCATTGTGCTACGGTGCCGGAAATGAAAAAATTGGACAAATTGTTGGAGGAAATAAAACGAGAGGCGGACAACTTAGAAAACGCTTTTTTGGCAGTAACCCATCATTTGCTACTCTTACAGGCAAGGTGCAAAGAGCTGCTAGAAAAAAATATTTCAAAGGAATAGACGGTAGAAAACTTTTTGTACGTAGTGAACACTCTGCTCTTAATACTTTAATTCAGGGGGCAGGTGCTATAGTTATGAAAAAAGCATTAGTTATTTTAGATGATATTTTAACACTCAATACGATTGACTATAAGTTTGTTGCCAACATTCACGATGAGTGGCAGATAGAAGTAAAAGAATCCCAAGCTGAATTTGTGGGAGAGTTAGCTGTTAAAAGTATTATACAAGCAGGTGAAGAATTTAATCTTCGTTGTCCTATGGACGGTGAATACAAGATAGGAGATAATTGGAGTGAAACTCATTAATAAAGGCAATACAATTAAAAAATGCACCGTTTGTTTTACTGATTTAACTATCAAAGAAGTAGGCTCAGACATAGGAAATTGTTATGTCTCAAATTATAAAAACACAATTTATAAATGTAATACTTGTTTCATAGCGTGTGCTAATTCAAAAAAAATTAATTGGAGAAAGGCTAAAACAGTAGGCTCTCCTCAACACTTAACTGATTTATTACAAGCAGCAAGAAGAAGAGCAAGGCAGTTTAACTTACCTTTTAATTTAAAAGTAAAAGATTTAAGAAAAATAATTACAACGCACTGTCCTGTATTTGGTTTTAAATTTGAGATTAATAAGAAAGATATAAAGAACAACTGGGAAACTTCTCCATCACTAGACAGAGTTGTTCCCTCAAAAGGTTATGTAAAAGAAAATATTGTAATTGTATCTATGTTAGCAAATTCAATTAAATGTAGTGCAACCCCTACTCAAATTTTAAAAGTGGGCAATTTTTATAAGGAGTTATCACATGAAACCCACTAAAGAAAACAGAAAGAAGTTTGACATTGACTTAGAGTATGGAGAGATAAGAGAAGATAAAATAAAGGATATGTTAACCGGTAAGAAGATAGAAGTTAAGTCAGAGAAAGGTATGTGGATGAAGACTGGTAACATAGCTATTGAATATCAAAGCTACGGTAAACCTTCAGGCATTAGAGCCACTGAATCAGACTACTGGTTTCATAATCTTTGTATCGGAGACAACGAGTACTGTACCCTTGTGTTTAAAACAGATGTTCTTAGAACTATTGTTGATAAGCTTG